TCCATCTAGACATCATGTTAATATACATAAAGTTAAAGTTTGCTGCTTTACCCATCATACCTTCTACTTTAGAAGACATACCAAACATATCTCCTATATCAGAAAATAACATAGCTCTTTGTCCAGTAACCATATCAACTGCTTCTGCAAAAGACTGAGCTTCTTTTTTACCTGCTTTGAAGATACCGAATTTTTTATTAGACAACATGTCTGCCCACATTTCAAATTGAGTTTTAAAACCTCTTTGAATACCAGATGTCATAATAGTTCTTGGTACATCAGCTACTGCTGCAAAGAAACCTGTAAGCATTGTTAAAGCATTATAATGTTTCATTGTTCTCATAGCTCTAGATGTCCAAGCATGAGGATCAGCAGGTAGTCCATATGTACCTCTAACTAGCTCAATACCAGCTTCTAGATCTTCTAGAACTTTATTTCTCTCTTTTATAATTTTAGCTTTTTGTTCCTTAGTTTTTGCCTTAAATGCCTTAATGTTATATTCTTCAGCTACTTGATATAATCCAGGAAACGTCATTGATTGAGCTTCATCTATGTATTTATATCCTAGACCATTTGGATCTCCGTATTTTTTAGTAAATAAAATATCTGGAGTTACTTGTCTGTAGTATGTTTTCATTAGTGAAAAAATATCACTAACCATAAAATCATTTTCTAATAGTTTTATTTGTGTTTCTGGTAGAAGGTTTAACTCTCTAGCTCTTGTAGCTCTAGCATATCTAGGTCTGTTAAAAGCATATCTTTCATAAATAAGATCTTTAACATCATCAGTATATTTTGTTTTTTCAAATCTTTGAAATGGAAAATGTCCTGCTAGATCATCTACTAAAGTATTTAATTTTTTTTCATTAATATACTTTCCTCTTTTAATTAGATCTTCTCTAATTATATTCTTAAACAATTCTTTGTTTTTATCTATATTGGTTTTATTATAAATTATATTAACATAATCTTTTATTAAACCATCTGACGCTTTTAGGCGTTCTTCTAACTTAGCAATTTTATTTTTGATTTCTGTAGCAGAATATTGTGATGTAGTACCATCTACTTTAGACTTAAATGATTTAGAAGTTTCACCCTTCTTTTTCATTGTTTCCATAGTACTTTTCCAAAAATTTAATTCTCTCTCAATAGGTAATTTACGAATACCAAGTTCTTGCATTTCTTTACCTATTGGTCCATACACTTTATCTTGTGTAATTCTTGCAGCTTGTGCTATTTCTGGAATATCATTCTGCATACCTTTTAATCTTGTTAATGTAACTTCTCTACTAAACTGAGCTAAAGACATTTGACTATTCATAATGTTGTGCATGTTTACTCCTAATTCAGTTTTAGGATATGCGCCTTGTACTCTAGCAATATACTTCATGTATTGTTCTTTAATATCTTTCATAGCTTCTATAGATCCTACTTCTCTCATTCTTAATTGTAGTTCAATAGATGGATCTGTTGCTTTAAAACCATACTCTTTAGTATTTTTTAATTTAAGTAATGGAGTATCTAATATATCTGCAATCATATTTCTTGCATTTTTAGATGCTGCTTTAGTAACTCTAAATACATTAGTCCAAGGACCATCTTCTCCAAAGACACCTAAATTACTTTTAACAAAACTTTCACCTTCAAATTCTTCTTTAGGAGTTGGTTTTAATTTTTGTTCATTAGCAGCTGCACCTACACTTCCAGTTGTAGGTCTTTCATTTGGATTAATAAATTTACCATCTTCATATATTTGTTGTGTAATTTGTTTTGGTGGTGAATGAAAAGCTTCATCTGATTTAATAATCTTTTGATGTGTTGCTGCACTAATATTACCTTTGGCCATTTTATTAATTACATATGGTAATCCATAACCACCAGCTACAGTCCAAGGAACATAACTATCATCTCTAACAGGATCTATATTTTGTTTTGCTATTTCTTCAGCAGCAAATGCTGTACCAAATAACTTTGCACTTTGTCCAACTTTAGTAAATAATAATAAAGATGATGGATCTAAAAAAGCTCCTGTAACTCTACCAAGATGATACCAAGGACTAGCATAGTTTGTTTCAGCTTGTTGATCTAATTTACTTATAATAGATGTAGTTTCAGCTGCACTTTTACTAAACATAAAATGATCATAAAAATCATTATAAGGTTGTATTTGTGGATCTTCTTTTGGATTATAATTTTCATCAGCAGGAAAATCTTGATTATTTGTTAAATATTCAATTGCCATATAAGGCAAGTTTTCATCTGCAAAACCTGTGCCAAAATCAGATATATTATATTCTACTGGTTTATTTTCTTTTTCAAATGTTTTTTGAGCATCTTCTGGAGTAAATGGATAAGAGATCATTATCTTACTTTACCTAGTTTACCACCATAACTATTTATTCCTAATTCATATCCTTCTAATATCATGTTATCTAAATAAAATTGATTTTCTGGTGGATAATATTTATTAAATGCTTCTGATCCCATTTCATGTTCAATCATAAATTTAATTAATTTACTTACTTGTGTAGAATCAAAAAAGTTAATAGTTGTATCTCTACTAAATTCAGTTTTTTGTTCTAATGCTTCAAGATATATATCTGTATCTTCTGCATATGTAGAAAGTATTTCACCAATTGTAGGTTCATCACCATATCTTTTAGTAGTGTTATTATTAATTAATGTAGAATTGTTAATCATTACTCTCATACCAGCTCTTATAGAATCTATAGGACTTGCAAATACTGCTGCTTGATTACCTGTATCTACATCAGTCATTTCACCAACCCAAGCTGAATCAGTTTTCATAACTGCCATATAATTATTAGTTCTAAATGTTAATGGTAAAGATTTGTCTTGATAGTTATCATAAACATGTTGTCTAAATTTTAAACTCATGTTTTGTTCAGTATAACTCATTTTTTCTGGAGGTCTTGCTGATTCAATTAATTTATCTTTTGGTGTTATTCTACTATTTGCTTCTACTCTTGCATCATTAGATAAATATTTTTCAATGTTTTGATTAATTTTAGCACCTTCTGCATAATATGGTTTTAAATCTACATCTATACCTAATGTTTTAAATATAAATGCAAACGGTTTTACTTCAGCAGGTACATCATCTATTAATGGAAAGTCTGGATAAAATTTATAATCACTTGCTTCAATACCAGTTTTAATAGTTTTAAAAATTACATTTTTTGCAAATCCTTGCCAACCTTCATTACCATCTAATAAATGACCAAATGTTTTTTCAAAATCATTATATTTTTCTTCTGCTAAAGTATTAATTAAATCTTTTCTTGATGCAGATTTTCCAGTCAATTGTTGCATTCCACCAAATCCTGTAGGATCAAAAAATTTATTTCCTTCAGTTAAATTAATTGTGTAACCATTGTGATTAATTTTTAAATGATAATTTGGTTTTCTGTGTACATTCATTGTACCATCAGATTCAATTATAGTATTTTCAAAACCATTATCTATTTCTGTTTTAATAATATCAACAATATTATTAGGAACTCCATTTTTAAAATCTTTAAATCCAAATCTTTCTCCTTGTTCTGCTTCACTTAAAGTAGATTGTAATTCATTACCAATAGCTATAATGCTATTTTGGAATCCTTGACCTGTAAATCCTATTTCTTTTTCATATGGATGTTTAACTATTTTTGTTTGACTATTACCTGTAAAATTAGTTGCTCCATAACCTTCGTTGTTAATTGATTCTACACTTGAAATTAAAGCATTTTTAAACATTACTTTTCCTTTATCAGAAGTAATATCAAATTCTCTACCACCATTCATATGATTTAAATTAGTAATAGTATGTTTTAATAATTTAGATTCAACTTGTGGTGTTAACAATGTTCCTGCAAAAGAAACACCGAATGTAGTTGAAGAAGCATTAAATATATCTGCATATTTATTTTGTTTATCTTTAAAAAATTTAACTAACCAATTAGTATCTGTATTTACATCTAATTCACTTATTAAATCTTTCATAATGCTACGAGTTTCTTTAGCGTGTAAACCAAGATGTTGTTCTAACTTAATTTTATTTTCTTTATTTTTTGGTATATCTTTAGCAATACTATTTAATTTAGAAGCTAATGTAGGATCATCTTGCATAGATAAAGCTCCCATTAAATTACCTTCTTGATACATAAATTCATTATCAACTACTAATCCAGGATATTTGCTTTTCATAAGATTATATAAAGATAAATTATTTTTATATTCTTTAATCATACCTGCATTATTATAATCTACATCAATCTTTGTATTTAATTTTTGAATTATAGCTTCTGGTTTTAAATTATATTTTGACAATGTATCTATTGCTATTGCTAATTTAGGATTTGATACATTGGTAATATTTTCATTATAAATATCGTGTCTTGCTAATAAAGCTGATGTAACTAATTTTTTTTGATTTTCATCAACAAAATCAACTTGATTACCTGCATCCATATTACTAGCTATTTTTTGTGCTAAAATATTGTCTTGTGTAATTTTTATAGCTTTGTTAAATTGTGTTTTACTAATACCTTCTAAATTTTTTAATACATATTCTGTTGCATTTGAATTTTTACCATCTTGAAATTGCGCTACATTAAATGGTTGTCCAGGTTCTTGTAAGCCTTCTAAATCATATGTTTGTTTAGCAGACATTAAAGATTGAATTTTATCAGAATTATAATTTTCATATAAATCCATAGCATTTTTAACTATAGATTTTCTATTAAACTCATTACCTACAAAATTTTCATATTTTTTAAATATAGGATTTTGTGCATCTTCTATATTTTCTAAATCATTTGTAGTTAGTTTTAATTGATCATTACCTTGTGCATAACTAGTAATATATTTAATAGCATTTGCTTTATCTAATTTTTTCATATGACTAACAATTCTTAATACTTCTGTATTCTGAAGATCAGTTTCTAAATCTTTTCTTAAATTGTTACCAGAATATCTATTAGTATTTACTAATGCTTGTTCTGCACTACCATATATTTCATTATGATTTTTAAATGTAGTATTTGCAATATAACTATTAATATTAGTTATTGGTGCATCTGTATCAACTATGTTTGATAATTGCATAGACAACATATCTTCGTTATCATTTCTACTAAATTGAAATCCATCTAAAGCAATTGCATCATTTCTAGCTCTGTAATTTTTAGTTGCAAAACCTAAGTTAGCTAAATTTTTTTGTGCTAATATATTAGATACATAACCTTTATAAACTGTAGGACTAGATTGAATTAAATTTTTAGAATAACTATCTACTGCATTTTTCATTCCATCTGGATCAAACTTAAATTTTTCTTGTAGTTGTAAATAATGATCTCTACTTTTTTCATTAAAACTAACTTTAAAATCTGTTGCTGCATCTGCTTCTGCAACTGCTCTAAATGAATCTATAGCTTCACTAATAGGTTTTGCTATTTGTGCTGCTATATTAGTATCTGGAAATTTTGGTATTCCAATATTATCAGCTACACTTGCTTTTAAATTAACTTGTTTTTTTGCTTGTTTTAACGCCATAGTTACTCCGTTTGTCCTGGATCAAGAGGATCATAATAATTATCATACTGTCCTCTTGTTTTATATGATTTAGAATAAGCTGCTGTTTTAAATCCAGCAGATGCTATACTTGCATAAGCTCCAAACTCTTGAGCTTTACCCATAACTTTAGTTGAATATATTTGTGATTGTAATTTAGATTCACCTCTAGCTGTATTTATTTTAATATTAGATATATCTTTTTGTGCTATTCGATCTATTTCAGATTGAGTAGATAAAAAACTTCTACTATCATCATTATAACCAGAACCTGCAACTATTGCTAAATTTTGTTTACGTTTTCTTCTAGCTTCTTCTAATACATCATTAGAATCTTGCATTCCTTTTAACTGATTATATTTTCTTTCAGTTTCATATTCTCTTATGATTGCTTTATTTCTAGCTTTTTGTGCTTGAATACCTTGATAAGTACCAACAGCTTGTACAGCAAAACTAGCAACAGCTAAAGTAACAGGATCAGCACTCATGCAAAAACTACCTCCACACTCATTCCTAATATTTTAATTGGTAACGGATCATCTTGAGATAAAGTTACTGTTGGGCTTTTACTATAACCTAAAAAGAAAAATTCTTTTTTTTCAGTTACAGGTGTTAGGTCAGAACCACCAGTGAAGTTAACTTGTTGGACTACTAAAGATTTAGAGGTTGTGTCAGCAGCTTTGACAGTTAAATCTAAAGCAGAATTAATATCAATGATGGCTCTTGAGATTCTTCTTGGAAGTCCTGTTAATGGACCTTCTGGTAATTCTTTATCTATCGGCATAGTTTCAATAATAGGTATATAGTTAAATCCAATTTTTACTCCAGTTGCTCTTGGCGAATTTAATGTAATAGTATCTGACGCAGTAACAGTAAACGCACCTAATGAGCTATTACCTTCTACTGCATTAATAGATTCATTTCTATAGATACTACTTACAGAATGGAAATATCCTTTAACTATTGTAACTACAGCATTATCTGCTGGAGTTGCTGCTAAATTTTGATCTAAGTTAAGATCATAAGATCCACCACCATTGTTAGTTACAGCTTGAATAGTATATTCAGTAGCATTTCCTGCTATAGTAAATGTTTCATTAATTTGTGGATCTGATGTAAATCCATCTATTTTAATAACAGATCCTGTTTGACTGGCCCCTTCTACTAAAGGTGTTCCTCTTTGACTAACTGTTGATGTTGTTTGCATATCTAATGTAATACTATCATCATCTCCAAATTTTTCTAGTGTATATACCGTAGATCCATTTAATTGTCTTTTAACAATACATACTAAATATTCATTTAATGTAATTACTGATTGATATAAATCATTTTCTTTAGTTGTCCAAAGACTCCATCCTGCTATTTTTTCATCTCTTACAGAATGAAAGATTGCCATAGTTCCTGGTAGTGTACTACCATTATTTAAAAAAAACGCATACTGTTCTGGTCTAGTAAAGTTACCTTTTATAATAGCTACTTGTTTAGGGTTATCAATTAAATGTTGTGCAAGAATCGATACCGAAGTTGATTTATAACCATCTTCAATATCAGAATAAATAAATTCTCTAACAGCTTTACCATTTTTTTGAACAAACCCTGCTGCTTGATCAAATATAATAGGAGCTGTTCTACTAATACCATACGCTGTTTGTCTTAATACAGACACATTACCAGGAGTAATAGTATTATCATTTGCTCTTGGAATATAATATTCACCACCATCTGTAAAAATTTGTAAGTCTTTACCAGATAACATATGTCTAACTTCATTAACTTCTGCACCTGCAATATCTAAATCAATAGATTCATCAGCTTCACCTGTTCCTACATCAAAATTAAAATACTCAGATATTCTAGAAGCTAATACACCTGCTGGTCTAGATTTAAGACCACCTAACCAAAGTCTGTTATTGTGAAAAGTAACAGCTTGTGGGTGTCCTCGTCTTGTAGAAATAGTTTGTTCAGCCCAATTAAAATGAGGGCCAGTACTTCCTGTATCTTCAATAACTGTAACAGTAACTTGTGTTGCAGAAGTAAAACCAGTTATTTTAACTTGTTTAGCATTAATTTCTAAATGATCACCTACTTGATTACTTGTAAAGGCATCTGCACTTGCAGTAACAGTTCTACCTGTTCCTGTAGCATGAGAAGATAAAGTAACACTAATTCCACTATCAACATATTTATAAAAAGGTTGCAAACTTCTATTTGCACCACTAACACTTATTGTATCATCTTCATCAAAAGCAAAAGCTGATACTGTAAATGAACTTGCAGATTCTCTAAATAATCTTCTTGTTTCATTATCCCTATGTGTAATAAAAATAGTATCACCAAATTGAGCATAATTTAATTCAAACAACTGAGCTGTAGTCCAATTACAATTAGTTGTATAATTAGATACTATTGCAGTACCACTAATACTATAAACATCCATTCTTTGATTAGATAAAACAACAATAGCTATTTCATCATCAGAAAATACAAAAGGAATTAATCTTGATTCAGCAGGTAATGTTGCAAGATAAGTAGTACCTGGTCTTCTCATTAAACCACCTTCTGCTAATAATGCAAAATTTCTACATTGTTTAGCACCATTTGCATAAGCAGGTGTATCTATTCTAGTAGCTAATAATGGGTTAAGCTCTCCAGAAGAAAAATTGGTTAATACGGTTTTTAATGTTCTTGCCATTATACATCAGTTCTCGTAGAGTTTCTTAGATTAATAAATCTAGAAGTATCTAATTTTCTTGTAGTTACTTCTGCTGTATCTATATTTTTAGATATTAAAAACTGTCTATCAGACATTTGTTTAAATTGATTTATCATTCCTGCATCTCTAGCAACCGAACCTGCAAATAAAGAAGCAAGTTCATATTCTAACGCTAATCTAAAATGAGCTGGAAAATAATCTTCTTCTACTCTGTAAATGTAATCTAATACTAAGTTATGGTTTGCACCATAAGTATTAACATAAATCATATTCTTATATCTTGTATAAGGAATAATATAATCATTAACTGTTAATGTATTAATTTGTAAGACTCCAGGATCAGCAGGTAGCTGATAAGCATATTCATATCTTCCTACTGGAGCTGTTGATAATAATGATAATGTTTTTTGATTAGTTGCAAACTTCCATCTATGTCTAGTTAAAGAAGCTTGTACAATGTCTTCATAAACATTAGAAGCAACTAAAGCTTCTGTAGATCCATCTGTAAAAGAAGATATAGGTTGCGCTCCTATCATTACTAAAGCTCTTGCACATATATCTACTTTTGATGTCGCCATATTTTATAAAATTAAATTAATTGAGGGCGAAATTAATCGCCCCCAAAATATCTTTAAACGATTATGATCCGTTTACGACAGTTACTGTAGCAGCACCTGTTGCAGATGACACTACAAGAATGTCAACTGTTTGAGTACCACCATTTGAACCAACGCAAAGAATAATATCATTTTCTTTTAAGTTCTCAGTTGCTGAGTTGAAGTAACCAGAAGCAGCTATTGTAGCAATAGCATCTCCATCTGTATAAAAGAATACAGAGTTACCACCTGCTTCAGCAATCTTTTTGATTGGGTTTGAAGTTTCGTAAGCCATATATTCTCCTTATTCAGCACATTTCTGAACTCTAATACCATTGTCATCAATCAATGTACCACCTATGCTAAGCATAGAAGTAATTAAGTGAGAAACTTTTTCTGGTATGTAGTTCACTTCGGTTTTAACATCAGAACCTATTCCTAAGCCCAGTGATGATTTGTGGAAAGCCACAGTATGTCTATCAGTAGAACCAGAAGTTTCTAGTCCACTGTGTACAAACCATAAGAATCCTAACCATCTTTTTGCAGTCATTCCTCCAGCATATGGAAGCTCACCTTCGCCTACATATTCAACTCTAGAGAATTGATCTAATGCCAGTAGATCAGACCATTGTTTTGGTCCTACTACCCAGTATCTTTGGTTATCATCTGGAAGGTCATTAGTATTGAAAAGTTCCATCATAGATGTTGCTTTTCCTAAGTTCATACCAGTACCTGTTCCTGATGAGTTGTTCGCAAGAGTTGTAGCGCCATCCATAATCCCAGTTAATACACTGTCAGTTTTTCTACCTAAAGCGTATGCTGCAGATTGTGCAACTACTTGTCTTTCGTCAATGTTTACCTTTAACTCGTCTAGCTTGTCAACGTAATCAGCTGCATAGTAATCAGTTAAAGTGGCACTCACGTTAGAGTGAGATAGATCCATTGCTACTACTTCAGCATGTCTTGCTTTAGTGTTAGCAGATCCTTTTGCTACTTTCTGAAACTTAACAGTGTTACCGTTAACGCCATTCACAGTTCTTACAAGATTCTTTAACTTAGAACCCATTCTTTGGTAAGCCATGTGAACTTCTGCTTCAAACTGAGTAATAAAGGCATTGTTTATTGATGTTGCCATTTTATTGTCCTTTGTTTGTTGTTAAGTTACGTTTATTATCCGATTATCTTACAAATGCAGTGGTCTGTTATCCAGTTAAGGGCAAACATTAAACATTTTTAAGGTCTTGATATAGAAATAGATTTGTTTAATTATTTAAACAACGCACAATTACATCCATACTTTAGGAATAGTAATTACTTCTCCAAATTCTAGATTGCCTTTTTTATCGTATGAGTATGTACCAAACAATGTAATATATGTTTTAGTTTCTTTGTATATCCACATTTGACTAGATACAGCTTTAGCAGGTTCTTGTTCATCCATATCGGATTTACTAACCCAACCTGTATCACTAATTGCATCTAGCCAATGCAAATCTTTTTTAAGTTTTTTATACTTAAATTTATTTTTTACTTTCGTAAGCTTTTTCATATAGTTCTGTTACACGCTTAATATAACTATCATCTCTTTTATTAGAATCATAATATCTAGGATCATTCATCATAGATTTAAGATCTCCTAAATCTGGAGTAACAGATACTTGTGTTGGTGTAGTAGGCATAGGACTATCTTTAGTCATCTTCATTATTTCTTCTATTGCTTTTACACCTTCAGCTGTTGAAGCTACACTTGAAAAAGTATTATAAGCTTCTGGTGATAAATTTTTTTTAGACCATAGCTCAGCAGCTTCAACTCTTTCTTTAGAGTTGTCACCTAACTTTTCCATTTCAGCATTAACATCTGGTAAAGTTGCCATTGCATTATCAATAAATACTTTAACACCTTCATCAAATTGTTCTTGAGATAAACCATTTTGTTTAGCTGTATCTTTCCACCATTGTACTATTTCCATATCATCTGATACAGATACATCTACATTTTCTGGAAGTTCTGGAACATTAAGATTATATTCTTCTGGTACTTTACCAAGTCTTTCTTGTTCCAAATCTTGTCTAACTTGTTTAGACAGATCTTCTGTTCTTGAGCCTAGTTTCTTTTCAAGAGCATTATAACTTGAAGCTAAGTTTTCTAAATTAACTTCTTTTCTATCAGCATCCCAAAATTTATCTTGTACAAATTCTGGCTTATCACTAACAGTTTGCTCTTGTGCTTCTGTGGTGATTGGTGCTGTTGCATTATCATCTACCATCTTTTTCTCCTTTTTTTATTCTTGTTTGTATTACACCTGCTAGGAATCTCATTCCTTCTAAATGAAATAATCCATTGCTGTCTATATTTGGACCAGCAACTGCTTCAGTTGTAATTGATTTAATATACTCAAGAATTTTTTTTCCATCTTCATTCTTAAATACACCTGCAAAAGTTTTATTAAGATTACGTTCTTCTTCGTCTGTTCTAACGTAACCATCAATAGATCTTGCAGGAATTGGTCTTTTTTCTTTAAGTCCATCCCAGCTCATTATTGTGGTATCTCTCCTTCTTTGGGTGCAGTTTGTAACTGACTAATCTGTTGTATTATTTGCTTTTGTTCTTCTTCATCACGAATAAGTTTTTCAGGCAAATTCATTTTTTGTGCTAGATACTTAGCAGTTTCATTTTGATTAACAATAACATTAATCATTTGTGGACCAAAAGTACCTGCAATAATTTCATTAAATCTATTTACATCAGAAACATCTTGCATGTGTTGAGCTTGTGCTAACGGTGATCTTGCACCTATTTTAACTTCTCTACCATTAACTTTAGGTAATTCTATTCTACCTTGTTTAGATAATATTCTTATTATTCTTTTTAATAATGGATGTATAAATTCAGATTGTAGTCTTCCAAAAGAAGAACCTATCTGTCTAGATAGATCTGCCATTCTTTCAGAAACTTCTGTTGCTGTCATTGGAGTTCCTTCTGGTCTTCCAAGAGCTTCCATGTATAAAGCTTTTTTAATATTCTGCCTCATATCATTTAATACTAATTGAGCTACATCAAAATTAGATGCAGATTGTATAGCACTTAATCCTCTTGATCCTGGAGCTACTGGTATTAAAGATCCAGGTACTAACGCTATGTTGTCTGGATTAATTACACCATCATCTTCATAAGTATAAACTCCAGATACTGACATCTGTGCATTTTGTAATATTAACTCAACAGTTAAGTTACAAGTTTTAATAGCACCCATAGCATTAAATATTGGTCCTCTACCATATACTTCACCAGATGCTTTATTCCATCTAAATACTAAATAAGGATTAGATCCTTCGCCTTGATATTCTTCTTCAAATATAACTGCTTTAGGATTATCTAATACAACACAATATTTATATTTTTCTTCATTCTCTTGATAAATTTTATATACAGCTTCAATAATAGTTAATTCTTTTTTTTGTTGTAACAAATCAAAATTTTCAGGCATTACAGCTTTAGGATATAAAACTCTAATGTGTTCTGGTTTTACTTTTCTAGTTCTATATACTGTATCAATCTTTCCATCTGGCCCATTTAATAAACATACTTTTGGTAATGGTACAGCAGTAAATTTAACAGGATTAACAGCATCACCTTCTTCAACTAACATACATCCAGTACCAACAGCAAGATCCATAAATGCTTCGTGTACTTCTTGGTTAAAGTTAGAGTTTTGTAATACTTCAAAAACGTATTCTGTAATTTTATCTAATTGTAAATTAACTTGTGATTTTTGTTCTTCTGGTATTTCAACACCTGCTTGGAAATCTGCCCATCTTGCAAATGTAGGTACGATACCAGATTGTAATCTTGATGCAAATTCTTGTACACCTACTACAGCAGTTTCATCAAAAATTTTATCAGTTCTTTTTTGTCCTGGCGACTCATCATAAAAAGATTCTCTATTAGGTAAACAATATTCATAAGCTTCTTCAAACTTTTCTCTCCAATGATCTTTTACAGATACAGCTTCTTTATATTTTTCTAAAATAGCTGCTGCTTTATTTGATGTGTTTATTACTGGTGTATCGTCTATTTTATAATCCATTAATTTTCCTCGTTTAATAAGAATCTTCTATATGCAGAAATTCTTCTATTGTTAACACTTCTTCCTATCATTCCAGATCTATTACCACTTTTTTTAAATAGACTTTGTTTTACTTCTGTTTTTGCTTTTTGATCTATTAATTTATTTTCTTGTTCTACTTCTTTAAGAACCCTTCTTTCTATAGTAGTTCTATTATCTCCATCTCTTTTATTTATTTTTCTACCATATGCATCTACATCACCTTGTAGTCTTGCATTCATATAAGATTTATAACTATTAAGTGTATTTTTATATCCCATTTTACCAGCTACTTTTGATTGAAAATATTTTCTATTTTTTTCAAACATTTTTTGTCTAAGTTTTGTTCCTGTAACAGAATTTAAAACTATGTTTACAACAGGGTTTAAAGTTTTTGCTTGTTTAACTTTATATGTATTTAAATCATTTCTTCCAACAGCTGTTGTAAATTTTTCTTTACTTGCTCTAATTTGATTACCAGTTGCTACTGTAGTATTTGATGATCCACTGCTTGTATGTGGATTTGGTCTGCTAGTTGTTTTACTTGCAGATATGCCTTTGCTTTTAGAAGTTGTTTGACTTCTGTTTCTATCAGCTCCTCTTTCTCTGTTACTAGATCCATATCCGTAAGGCATATTATTTTTTACTCCATTTGTTTTTTAGTTCTACTATAAAAACTTTTATTTTAAAAATTATTTTATTTATAAATTTCATCATCTAAATCTTTTAGTTTTCGCTGCGATACTTTTAGGTTGCTTAACGAATTGTTTTCCTTTTTTATTTCCACGTGCTTTAGCTGCATTAGTTGCTGATTTTTCTTTAGCCGTAAGAGCCTTCCAAGCTTTCTTAGGTAAATATCTTCGTTTGCCTTCTGATTTTTTACCACTGCTTGTTTGCCATTTTTGTTTTCCCCATTTGGTAAGCTTGTTGGATGAAGACTTAGATCCTCTATAGCCTCCACCTGCTTTCTTATAAATCTTTGTAGCAAGTTGCATAGCTCTAGCACTGTGTTTGCCTCCCATTTTTGCTTTGGCTTGAGCTTTAGCTCTTGCCCATAAAGCAGGTTTAGTTTTTTTTGCAACAGCCATTAAGCTTTTTTCTTATTGTTGTTTGCAAAACTTCTTGCTGCAGCCACACTACCAAAGCCCCAAGCTTTTAATGCTAAAGCTTTTCTAGTTGGTCTGCCTTTACTATCCTTCATTGGTCCTTTCATTCCTGCAAATCTTGCAGCAAAAGAAACCCTTCTAGGATTCTTGCCTTTTTTAACTGGTGCTTTTAAGTTAGAACCTTCTTTACGTTTAAAGTAAGCTCTACCTCTAGCGTTTAGTCCACCTTTTGGATTCTGATAAACCTTTGCTACCATTATCCAAAGAAACCTCTACCACCTGCTTGACCAAATAAAGATCTAGAACCAATAACTCCTTTAGCAACTTTTCTTTTATAAGTTTCTTGTTGCTTTTGTAATTCAGCAGCTCTTGCTTCTTCTTCTTTTCTTTTAGCTTCTAGCTCAGCTTCTAATGCTGAATTGTCTGGTGGATCTTGTTGTTTCCCAAATACTGAACCCATTATAACTCCTCGTCATCCATATCATCAAAATCATAAGAAGTTAACGAACCCATATTAGCTTCCATCTCTCTTAAAAGATCATCTTCTTGTTCATGAAGATCTCTCATTTCATCAATGATTTCTTGTACAGACTTTTGTTTCTTTTTAATTTTTGACATTTGGATCCTTAATTTTTTCATTAAATGACTTATATCCTGCTTTTATCAACGCACAATAAAGCTGATAAGGTGTAAGAATATACCATTTATAAAATCCTATTAGACGCATTATAAATGAAACGCAGGTCATATCTTTTATTCTAAAGAGCTGCCATTGTTCTTTTTCTGGGCATCTTAATACTTCATAGTCTTTCAAATAGAATAACATATTCTCAAGTTCTTTTGCAGTTAATAAACTATGTTTTATTCCTGCATGAGTATATTCCAAATGAATCCATACATTTTTTTCTGGATCAAAGTTTAAAGCACCACAATGTTTAAAACCTTTTTTAAGAAACTGTAGCCATTCTGGATATGGATATTCGTCTGCTTCGTAAAAATATACTAACCATTCCTTTTGAATATGTCCCATACTTTCCTTTTACTTGCACCTGGCTTTTGAAATACATCCCATTGTTTCTTAGCAACAGTTGGCTGTGTTTGTATTTTACCAGACATCATTGTTCTACCTTCACCAGCTCCCATCATTAAATATTGTAAAGCATCATGAACGTGAGAGTATCTATTCTTTAATGGTTTCTCATCATATCTATCTCCAGATACTTGAAGTCTTCTATAATGATAACCACCATTAAAACCTTTTTTAAGATTGATACAATCAGTACTCATATTAAATCCTGGTGATCCATCTACTAATCTAGATAGTGTAGAATCAACAGCTTCTATTCTTAAAGCAACATCATTAGATGGTGCAGGTATAGCTTTTAATCCACAGTTTCTCATAATTTGAAATGGAGTTCTTTCATCTGTTTGTGATCTAAAATCTCCAGCAGGATCTCCATAGATCATAACTTCATATCCTTTATATAATTTTGCAATCTCTCCTCTCAGTAATTCTGAGAATCTTATTACACCCATCTCAAAACAAACAAGCTCATTTATAATATTCCATTTACCTGTTGTAGTTCTTTGACCAAAGACAGCAGCAGGAGTTAATCCAAAGTCAACTCCAATCCATATTGGTTGTCCTGGTATTAAATCTATTTTATTTTTTGTAATGTGTAATTCTTCTTTGAAGCTGTGATATACAGGTTTACCTTCTTCAATAGATCCTAGTTTATTTAAAACATAAACATCTATCCATCCTTTTGTTTTACCTCTAATAATATTTTCATAATATTTTTCGGTTAGGTTTTTTTTATTTTCTGATTTTTTGTTATCTTCATAACCAGTTATAAATCCATCCTTTCCTTTGTTTTCTAGCAAAGCAGGGGGTTGTGTATAGAAACTCCAGTTGTCTGGTTTGATTAACATTAAAGCTTCATCTCGAGAGATGTGGTCTGGTACTGGTACATCTGCTGCCATAATCGGCCACCAGTGATCTTCTTCTGGTGCATTGGTATCAGCTATAACTCCATACCAACTAGCTCCACCTTCTCTCATACTAGGAAATCTTCCTACCCTCATAGTACAAGCATCTATAATTGATTTGGGTATTTCTCTTGCTTCATTAACCCAAACGCCAGTCAATTCTAATGATAGTAATTTCTTAACATCTTCTGGTCTATCAAGAGCTAAGAAGATAACTTCTATATCAAGTTCACCAACTAAGATTCTATGAGTATAAGGAACACTCCAGGCGAAGTTACCCCAAGTATCTTCTGGAAACCA